GTTTTTAAATTATTTATATTTATATTGTTAGGCCTATACTTCACGTAGCATTTGTTTTTAAAAATCTCGCTTTCATCATTTTTTGGGCTTTTTAAAACTCTTGGACTTGCATTGAAAGTGACTTTTAAAATATCGAAAGGTTTAAGTTTTGTGGCTATGCTGTAAATTTCATTGAGCTGGTCACCCCAGCTAGGTGCAGTATAATCAAGCCATATTATATTGTTTTTTTCACTTTCGAAAGAGTCAATATATTCTGATATTGTTTGGTTTAAACATGTTATACAATTAAATGGTAAGTTGAAAAGCTGTCTCGAATAAGTCGAAGAATTTTTTTCAATGGATACTAAATCTTCTAACCCTAGTTGAGAGTGCATTATGTTATGATCTTCAAGCATTGGCCCTCCTAGACTCACATATTGGTAGTCTCTAATTGGAGTTTCTAGTTTTAGTTTTGCCAATAATTCAAAAAAAATCTGTCTTTCAACAGCTTTATTCGTTCGTAGGTGATAAGGAATGTTTTCAGCACTCATGATTTTTTTGCCTCTTCTAAGACATAATCAAAAGTGCTTTCACCAACAGTAGAGGGTGAGCAATCAGAATCCAAAGAAAGAAAATTTTTAACTGCTTCTATGTCGCTGTTAGATCTAGAAAAAGATATTTTCTTTTTATTTAGTTTTATTGCCTCTGGCGCAGGTAGATTAGGTATGAATTTCTGCTCATCCTTTCTACCTCTAACATTTGTCCATACTTCAGGGGTTGTTTTTATTTTTGAAATTAAGTTTAACGGTGAGTCGGCCTTGCTTTTGGCGAGAAGTTGATTGCCTTCTTCAAGGTATTCATTTTTCCACTGGTTAGTATATTTTATGAATATTTTGGTGCCTTCAATCATGTGTTTTTTGGCTTTTATAAATGCTACTGAATTTGCGTCCACTCCTCGCTTGGTTGTTGTAATTGGAAGTTTTTCAGGATTATTGGAAGTGAAATAAACTATACCGCTAATGCTATTAAATTGATTGTGGAAGCGAGGATAATCAACCCCCCAGCCAGTTAGCTCGGTTTTGTCTTTATATAAAACTATTCGGTCATTACAGACTACTGTCCAACCTGCTAGGTTTCCAGAATACTTAGCTGTCTCAAGACCTTCAGCATTCTCTTCTTCCGTTGGAATTGGGTCATAAAACCCTACAATTAATTTTATATCAACATCATCTATACTGGCTGTATAAATGAAAGGAGCAATTTGATTCTTGCCCTTATGCTCCGAGTCCTCATATCTTAATGTAATTGGGTGAGGCTCAATTTTTTCATCATTTAAATATATTGAAAACCCTTTTTGTATGATATAGCTGTACGTGTAGATTATTTTTTCTTTTAGGCTATTTATAAAGTTGCTATTTTTAAATGAATCTTTGATTTCTTTGTGAAGATCATTAACTTCTATTGTGGTTCCTTTTTCAGAATCGTCTTCAATACCAATTTGAACAGGTATTTCCCAGTCATCATCTGAATGTAACCAGTCTTCAGAAATTTTTATGTCAAATGGGTTTCCAAATTTTGGATTGCTTTTTATAACGGCATTTTTCCCCATTTTGAAAATGGAGCGTTTCATGCCTATTCCGTAAACACCCACAGTGGCAAGCCCTTCTGTGGGAGCATTTGCAGGTTTTCCCATTCTGAATGCATATTCAATGCTTTCTTCAGGAATACCTCCACAATTATCCTCTATTTTAAAAGATTTCTGGCTAAAAATTATTTTTGCGTGGTAGCCATTGTAGTCAACAGTGTCAGTTCCTTGACTCCTAGTCACACCATCTAAGCAGTTATCTAGAAGGTCAAGAATTGCATCATCTAAGGCTATATCCCTAGTGAGCATTGAGACGAAAAAACGCTTAGTTGGCTTGAAACTAGCAATCTGTGACATGATGACTATTCCTTGTTTTCATTTTGAATGCATTGTTTAACTTGCCTGAGCAGGTTTTCCGATACGATTGGGGATACACTGTTTCCAATCATTCTGAAACTATGCCACTTTGTGTGGTGGAACATGAACCAATCAGGAAAGCCCTGAAGTCTGGCGGCTTCTCTTACTGAAATAACTCGTGGTTCTGATGGATGAATAGGCCTTACTGACTGAAAGCTACCCTTATCAGAACCAGTGCCAGCTCTCAGTGTTGGGCAAAAGCCATCCCAAGCAAGTCTTTTAGCTCTACTAACCCTGTCCGTTTCTCCTGGCTTTAAATTAGAGAAGCGCTCAATAACAGGTTTAGTGTGCTTAGTTGACCACAGCCCACTGACTAGATTTTCTGTGATTTTATTCACATAATCCTTTGAGCCCATATCTCTTTTGGGAGGGGTTCTCATTCTTAAAGCATAGTCTGATAATTGATTATTTATCCTATAGCTAGACCAGCAATGATCATTTTTGATCTCACAATCAATAGGGTGAGGAAGGTCGAATATCGCCTCGTGAACATTTGTTCTTTGATTATTCTTTGTTTTAAATTTAAAATCTTTAAAAATATGCTCTTTGTCTTTTCTATAACCAAAAACTATGACTCTTTTTCTTTTTGTTGGCGCGCCCATTTCTGATGCATCAACAACAATCGGCTCATCGATAAAATAATTATTATAAATTAGGGAAGTGGCTTTTTCTAATTCTACAATGTTTTTTTTGTCAAGTAGTCCTTCTACATTTTCCATTATGAAAAATATAGGTCTGATGATGTCAATATTCCTGAAGAAGTCAGAAATTAAGCTTCTTCTTGGGTCATCTATATTAGCTTTCCCAATACGACTATAGCCTTGACATGGAGGACCACCAATAACTCCATCTATAGGTGAGTCTTGGATTAGTTTAACCCAGTCTGATTCATTTATTTTTCCAATATCAGCAGTAATGACTGCTGTTTTTGGGAAGTTTATTTCATATGAAGAGTGAAGTGTCGCATCAATATCTAATGCGTGAGTTACGTCGAAGCCTGCTAACTTTGCGCCTAGACCAAAACCACCACAACCACAAAATAAATCTATAACTTTAGGCTTTACGACCATTGACGTAATTCTCAGTATCACAAGAGCTTCTTAAAATTGGCTTTTAATTATTAAGATGTAAATATGAGGAAAAAGTTTATTTAGTCTTTTGCTCATTCCTACCTCCTTGAATACCATCGGTCCATCACCTTATGAGCAACGCTTAACCCGCGTTTAGTGTCCCTGATTCTGAGCGTTGGACCTCATCTAATTCTGGACTCGATTGTCCGATCTCTGGGGCAGCTTCTCCTGTCATTAACCACCATCGAAATTCTGGAAACACTCTACCCAGTATCTCTATTTCATCAGCTCCCACACGGGCTCTGCCTCGCTTGATGTTTTGCCAGCGAGGGTAGTCTGTATCACCTGCTTTCGATAGGTCTGTAAGGTTGCATTTTTTTATTAATAGCAACGCTCTATCAGATAGCCCATTACTCATAGTTATAAATTCTCATAAGCCTATGTACACATACTAAGTTGTGAATCTATTATGTGTACATAGGACGCGCTCATTAGACGCGCAAAAACCCTAACAACACCCGATTATAGGGGCGCAACCATGGAACAACAACCGATTACCCCAGTCGCAACGCCGGTCCCGCCACTCATGCCGTGGCGTGAATTCGCTGACTGGATTCGAATGGAACAGTCGGTAGTACGTGGCTGGATCGAGAATGGGTACCTTCCATCCGAGCGTATTGGCAAACACCGCCTGGTTAATATTGCGCTCCTGTCTCAGCAGCTGCTTGAGAAGGAGTCGATCTGATGAGCGCTCAACTTCTCCTACCGTGCGAGTTCAACCAGGCTGAAGCTGATCGCGCTGCAGCTGTTCAGGAGCGTGAATGCTTGATTGCCCATTTGTCCGAAATGGCCGCTGAGGCTGTGCGCCTTAACGTTTCAGGTGCATCAGTTCGTGCTGAATTCGGCACCCTTAGTTTTGAGCTCATCATTACTTCACCACTGCAAACGGGTCCCATTGCCTGTCGTGTCGTTGAATGTTGCTCTCATGGTGTTTTCAATCGTCTGATCGCCACTCAGGTGTTAGAACCCTATAGTGGTGTTCTGGCTCGCACTCCCTCGCATCGTTTCACCATTTCTTATAACTCGCCTCTGCCCCAGGCTGAACCTGTCATTGAGCAGATATTCCGTCACCTGGCACTGATTGAACAGAATCTTAATGCCTGTCGTGTCTTGGAGGTGCACTGATGGAGCAGCTCTACACCTCTCACCAGATAGAGTGCCCTGATCCTGACTGTACCTCGCTTGCACAGTCAAATACGGCATGGATTGAGTCAGGCCAAATTGTGTCAGTCCGTTACCTGTGTCCTGCCTGTCGTACCAGTATCGAGGTAGGCGAAGGTCATTTTGATGTTGACTGGCACTTTGATTCCGACGCCTTTTTCTTCTTCCGTTCTGAATCTTCATTCCCGTCTCCCACTGATCAGGACTGCACTCCTGATGGGGGCGTCAGTGCTAACAGCCCTGACGTTAATTCGATTGGCTGGGCCGATGAATAAACGGCTCCGCCAACTTGTGGTACCGGCAAAGGACTTCGGCTTTTGCCTGTTGTGTGGTTCAAAACCCTGTAAGTGTGAACAGAAAAAACAAGAGTATGAGCAGTATTTAAAATCCTTTGATCTGGAAGCGTGCATCGAAAAATGGCGCTCTAAACGATCAAGAAAGGAAAAATCTAACTCAGCTAAATAGGTGAAGTCATGGAATTTACAGCACAAATTGATGCCCTTCAGGTGTCCCGCTATGAAATCGACGGTAACAAGGGTGCCAGCATTATGGCCCTGGGTGAAAAGCTTGAAAGCGAAAACCTAGCCGGTAAAGAAGTCATCAAATACGCCTGTCCTTACGACCTGTTTTCCCAGCTTGGGGCATCGCTCCCTGCAAGGCTTGATTGCGTTATGGCCATCAGTCAGGCCGGTGGCAACAAGGGCAAGGTAGTCGTGAAGTCCGCCAAGCTCGCAGTTGCTCAGAAGTGATTACCCACCCCTGTTATGGCCACGCTGCCTGATTGAGTAGCGCCCTCGGATCGGCGGGGGTCGCGTAGCGACGTCCGACCGATCGGCGCAAGAGGCAGCGGGCTAGCTACAGCACGTGACGCACATAAGCGGGATATAGATGCATGAACAGCCTTGAAGCAATAGAACTCTTTTTTCTGATCGCGCCCTTGAACGTGGTCTCTGTGTTCGTGGCGCTGCTTCTGTATGACTTTGTTGGTTGGCTGACTTCCCTGTTTCAGCCGCGATCAAAGGCTTTTGATCGTGGCTGATGTACTGATTTGCACCGATTGGAACGCCACCGCAGCCACCTGCGACAGCGTCACCCTGGTGCCCAATGTCTACCTGTTCAGCAGTGACTCGATTCAACAGATCGATCTACTGCTGAATGGGGGATTCGACCCTCAGGCCTTTGGAGTGGGCTTCGTGGGTTTTATGTCTCTGTTTGCTATCGGGTTAGCAACAGGTTTGGTTGTTTCTCAGTTGAGGAAATTACGATGAAAAATGTATTCAAGAAAGTTGGTTTTGGCCTGTCCACTGCGGCTGCATTCGTGGGTGCTCAAGCTCAGGCGGCCATTGATGTCGCGGCGGTTGGTACCGAGATTGAGGCAGCTGGTACGGCTGCCAGTTCTACCGGCACGTATGTAATTGCAGCGGTTGCTGCTGTTTGCGGTGTAGGTCTGATTATCGGCTTGATCCGCCGAATCTAATGATCTGGTCCCTGTTGCTTGGTGCCTTTGCTGCATCCATGTTTATTACAGGGTGCCGTTTAGGCTGGTACGTTTAACAAGGGGCCTTCGGGCTCCTTTTTTATTTAAATCTTTGGGGCTAGTAAATGAAATCTTATTTGACCCGTTTTCTTTTGCCCTTATTGTGCTCGCTGCCGCTCTTTTTGTCGCATCCAGTTAGGGCGGATTATGACTATACTGATGACGATCACTCCGAGCCTGGAAGTTTATATAAATGCGCCTATGGTATAGCGTCTACACCAATTGAGTGTGTTCGTATTGCATCTCAACTTAATGCCGTTCCTGGTAATACATATTCAATTAATTGGGATGAATATCCGAACGTAGGGTCTGTTACTGTGTATAAGGATGGCGTATACCGCCGTGCAATTGGCTTTATGCGTATATCCGATCCTGAAATAGAGGAGCCCCAAGAATGCCCTGCTTCTGGTACATCCTTTTTAGGCACTCCCAATATTGATGCCCTTGGTTCATACGGTGTTGATGCTGATGGCTGCCAAGTTGTACCTGTTTATCAATGGTTACCGCCGTCTGAATGTGATGATGGATCGGGCCAGGCGTGCCGTGTTGTTTCCGGTTATCAGTATGGTGATACAGCACCTGAGATACCGCCTAAACCGTGTTATGACGAAAACGGTACGTTAACGGGCACTGTCTCCCCCAATGTGAGTTGCCCAACCGGTGGTAGTCCTGGTGATGACGGCTCCGGTGACGGATCAGGCGATGGCTCCGGTGACGGATCGGGCGATGGCTCCGGTGACGGATCGGGCGATGGCTCCGGTGACGGGTCGGGTGATGGCTCCGGTGATGGCTCCGGTGACGGATCGGGTGATGACTCCGGCGACGGATCGGGTGATGACTCTGGTGAAACTGATAAGACCATCTGTTCTGAACCTGGTATGTCTGAAACCTTAATGTGTCAATCCTTCGATTATCAGTCTCAAGGTGACTCCGAAGGCCGAGAACCTGACGGATTTGATATTGATCCGCTCGAACAAGAGATAGAACAGGAGTGGTCAAAATTACGCGACGTTATCACGGATACCCGCTCTAAAATTTCAAACACATTTAGTTTATCCCTTTCGGGTGGGGGTGGTGCTCTGCCGTGTTTTCCTATAGTCGACTGGAACGGTGTGACCCGTCAGACCTGCCTGTCTGATTATAGTAGTGAGCTGAGCGTTTTAGCGGCTGCAATATTTTTTATGTGCGTGATTGTTGGCATTCTTATTATACTGAGGTGATCCATGCTTGAATTTTTCAATGATGTTATTTCATTCTTTGGTGACATTAAAGATTGGATTTATTCGGGAATTTACACATTCACCGTTGATGCATATGCCTATTTTATTAAACAGTCCGTTAAAGCCTACATTGGATTTTTGATTACTGCGATTCCTTTCGCTTGGGATGTGGCCCAATCAATTATTGACGACCTTAACATTTCATCCTATCTGGATAGTGCTTGGGGCACTTTGGATGCTCCCACCCGGAGTGTTCTCGCTTACTTGCGTATCCCTGAAGGCATTAATTTTATTCTCTCATCCGCAGTTACCCGCTTTGTTCTCAGGTTTATTCCGGGGTTCTAATCATGTCTATTTCTATTCACCACGGTGCAAACGGCTCTTTTAAAACGGCTGGTGTTATATCGGATTATTTCATTCCTGCAGCCAAGGCGGGCAGGGTGGTAGTTACGAACATTAGAGGTGTCAGCCGTGAACGTACCTTCCTGCATATGCAAGATGTACCTGATTCCTTCGATGTTGTGTTTATTGATACCGATACCCGTCAGGGGCGTTATCAGATGGCCACCTGGTTCCACTGGGCACCTTTGGGTGCTCTGTGCCTCTTTGATGAATCCGGTGTCATGTTTCCAAAGGCGTGGCGTCAAAAGGACTTGGATGCTCTCGATTATCCAGGGGGACCTGATCAGGCTTCCATTGATGGCAGGCCAGCAAACTGGATCGAAGCCTGGGAGATGCACCGGCATTTCAACTGGGACATTGTATTAACCGCTCCCAATATCAAATCCATACGTGACGACATTCGCCAGACGACTGAAGGCGCGTACAAGCACAAAAACAAGGCCCTTTTAGGTCCTATGTTCAGGGGTTATAAAGAGGGATATCACGATGCTCAAAAAAACGGACAATCCGCCTCAGACTTTGACGTCATACGAGATAAACGGGTTAACCCTTTGGTCTTTAGACTCTACGACTCCACAAAAACGGGTGTCGCGTCTCAAACGCTTAATGGCTTTAACCTCTTTAAATCGCCTCGTATCGTATTTGCGCTGGGTATCGCCATTTCCGCTTTCGTCTATGCAACCGCGACCGGAGGGTATGAAATTCTCCTTGGTACTCGGACTACTACGCAAGCTCAGCCAATTGCTGTTGCTCCCGATCCGTCTGTTGATCTCCCTTCTCAAGCTCCTGTACCCGTTTCTGTCGTTCCTCCTGTTCCGGTTGATAATTCTGATAACCGTGATGTGGTGCCTCGCCCAGACCGTCAAGCTGGTTCTATAGAGTCAGGTCCCCTTTCTGGTTTGAGGTTGTGGATCTCGGGTTATGTGACGGCACCCAACCGGATTTATTACTCACTGAGTGTCCTGGTTGATGGTGACCCAGTTGAATACCTGGCATCCGACCTGCGTCAAATGGGCTATCAGTTCAATGGTTATGGCCGCTGCTACGGCGAAATTGTCTATCAAGGTGAATCGTATCCCGTGACCTGTGTTCCCCTGGTGCTTCGCAATGACAGTGTGAGCCCGTCCGGGGCGGTGCGTGAGGGGCGAAATGTTGAGCATACGAACGCACCGCCCCGGACGGCCCTGTAGCACGTCTCAAATAAATACACGAAGTACCCTGTTGCTACGCAATACACCCTTGTTAATCAGGTGCAGCTGATGAAAAAAGAATCGTTGATCCGTTTTGATGAAAACTTTGAGCACTCCGATACAGGGCGAAACTTTGTCGCTCCTACGGGTGACATTATTGACCTATCAGGAGTACGAATCTTGGACTGTTCTATTGATACCGTTCGACAGCTTTACAACGGTATGTTGAACCATGACCTCCTTGACGAACTTGAGGAACGGTTAGAGGCTGAGTATCGCCCTGTTGTTGAGTACCAGGGGCACTTATGGCGGCTTCGTCGTGGTGGAAAGGCAGGCTTTAAGTTTTTGCTGCAAAATGCTGAATTCGGCGTTGTCATCCTGATCAAGAACTCCCACACCACCGCAGATAGGGCAGGGAGTCACTGCAAAATTGAGGTGTCACCAAAGTTGATCCGTGATCAATCTCCTGACGTGTTGCAACACCAGATGGATGAACTGGCGTCCGGCTGGTTCGTAACGCCTCCTTCACCCTGTGGCGTGGCTATCCATATCGCTGCTGACTGGCAGGGCTGGGTACCACCCTCTGACTTTGTTGACCGGCTTACCTGCCGTTCACAGCGTGTAAATGACCGTAGTGGTTTCCAATCGCTTGAAGTCACTACCGGCGAGGTGGCCAGTGTTTACGGGCGTGGTCAGTCCTACACCTTCGGTACAGTCTCCAGCTTGCAGGCCGCTCTGTACAACAAGTCAAAGGAGATCATTGCCCACGATAAGATTGACTACTTCCACGGTATTTGGGAACGGAAACTCGACCATGACTGGCAACCTATCTGGAACCCTGATGAGGATGTCTGGCGTCTTGAGTTCCGATTCTCTCAAACCGTGCTGAGGCAGTTTGCGGACTACAACACCACGGCTGATAAGAAGTGCAACTTGAGTACCTACGAACTGGTTGCTGAGTACCTGCAACCGCTCTGGGCCTATGGTCTCGACCGCTTCCGCCTTGACTTCAACCGGCGTTACCTTGACCCGTTTTGGACAGTGTTGCTCCAGGATACTGAGTGGTGCAAGCCAGCTGACGACTTCATTGCCAAACGCAAATACAAAACTGCCGGGATCGGTAACGAACGGAATGTTGCACTTGCCCTGGGCAACCTCTTGTCGATCTACGCAAGGAACAATATCACCGCTCGCAAAGCGTGGAACTGTCTCAAAAAGTCCGGTTTATGGCGTGACCTGATGGGGTATATCCGTGCACGTGACCTGACCAAAGCGGACCTTTTCGACATGATTGAGCGAGGTATGCTCGAACGAAGGCTAACCAGTAAGGTAGCCGCATAGTGATCAAGAAAACGAAGTCAGGCCGCTGGCAAGTCGATGCCGAGCTATCCAGGGGCAAGCGTATTCGTCGCACGTTTGACCGAAAATCGGATGCTGTCCAGTTTGAGGCCAAGGTTCGCAGCAAATCGCCAAGCCTGAACACCCAACTCAATACAGATCGTGATCGCCGCAGGCTCTCTGAGTTGTTTCAACTCTGGTACGACCTGCACGGGCACACACTGAACGACGGCGAGCGCCGTTTTCGTGCACTTCAGCGCTTTGCTGTTCGGCTCAATGATCCTTATGCGAAGTCTCTAACCTCAACCATGTATGCTCGCGATCGGCGGCAACGTGCTGACGCTGGTATCAGTGACAAGACTTTGAACAACGAGCTCACGTATATCCGTGCCGTTTTCAATGAGCTTTTTTCCCTGGGAGAAATCACTTACCTCAACCCGCTTTCCAAGGTGAAGCAGATCCGCATTCAGGAACAGGAACTGTCCTGGCTCACTGATCAGCAAATTACCGAGATTCTGAACGCTGTCCGTGATCGTCGGCCCGGTTCAAATCCGCACTTGGAACCGCTCATACGCATTTGCCTGGCCACCGGTGCCCGTTGGTCTGAAGCCGAGAACCTGAAACCGGTGTCCCTGTTAAACAATGTCGTGACGTTTTCGAACACCAAAAGCGGTAAAGTCCGGTCTGTTCCTATTTCCGCTGAGTTATCACATTACCTGCATGAGCATTGGCGGTTGCATGGGAACTTCACCAGTAGCATTGGTGCCTTCCGGCGAGTGTTGGAAAAGACGGGTATACAGCTTCCAAAGGGGCAGGCGACGCACGTTCTCCGGCATACCTTTGCCAGTCACTTTGTTATGAAGGGCGGCAACATTCTGACGCTTCAGCGTATCCTCGGGCACTCATCGGTAAAAGTGACTATGAGGTACGCGCACCTTGCACCGAAGCACCTTGAAGAGGCGGTTAAATTGGCTCCGGTGACACATTGGTGACACATTGAGCAAAAAGGAGCGGCTAGAAAAGAAAAAACCCTGTAAAAACAGGGTCTTAACTCTGGGTGTTTGGTGGGGTGGCGTCTAACGAAAAGATCACGCAACCATCAGATAATAAAGGATATTCATGCTTTCGTTATTTCAATATACCCCCATTTGTACCCCCGGTTTGCAAGGGTGAAGTTTATTTTGGCCTGAATGATAATGGTCGCTGTGGTCAGTCGGCACCATGACAAACGATAACAGGGAGGTTGCTCAATGGCAGCTCAAGGAAGAGAACTCGCAACAGCCAGGCTGAGCGATCAGCGCATTGATGATCTGCGCCGGTGGGTCGAGCTGAATCAGCAGCACCAGCAGTTGATCGAAGGTATCCGTACCCAAAGCATACTCGGCCATGAAGCCAGCCAACAACTGGATACCCTGTGGCATGAGAAAGCCCTGATTGCAGATCGGCTGCTGTCGGCGCTGGCACCTCAATGGGTCGGTGATGACGGTGACGTGTACCTGCCGTTGCCTACTCACGCTGCCATCCCAATGGCTACGCCTGCGGATCACTCCGAGTTGCCTCCGGCAGTCTGTTACCTGAAGGCCCGGCCTGAGCCTGATCGGCTGGTTAATGGTTCGCCTTGTCAGCAGTGCGGTACTGTTGTTGAGGACAAGCCCCGGCAATGGGTACACAACCAGCTTACCTGCCACCAATACCTATGCCCGTCCTGTGAAGCCAGTCAGCCAGACATTAACCAGCCCGGCGTATTTGAACGGTTCCTGAAGCGATTGCATCTGTAGCGGCCTGATCGCCTTGCGCGTAGGGGTGTTGCGTTTGCCTGCAACGGCGTTGCGTAATCATCCCTTACCTGCTGCTGGTGACTCTCTGTCACTACCTGCTGTTCATCAGTGGGTCGGAAAAATATCCGAGCATGGTAGCCCGTGCGCCTGGGGGTGTTTCCTTCGCTGGCAACAGTGTTTCCTTTCGTGCGCGTGGGCCTGTTAACTCCGGTGTTAACCATCGCCTGTTAACGCTGCGGTGCGCACCTGAATGCGTACCAATTTTGTGCGCACTTCCCTGCGTACCTTGGTGCGTACCTTGCCCGGCTGGTTTGCACTCTACCGCGAACCTCAATGCGAACCTTGCTCGCTGTGCCGGTTGGTACGAACTCCAATTCGTACCAAACTTGTTCGAACCTCTGTTCGTACTTTCACCCCTTATCGTTTTCGCTGGGGCCGGTGGGGCCACTGGGGCCGGTACTCTGAAACCCCCGTCATTGCTGGCACTCAGGATTCAGGAAGGTGGCCCCAGTCTGGTTTCGGTACTGGGGCCACTGGGGCCACTGCCATTCGATAGCTGGTGCTGGCCTGTTGATGGCAGTTAACACCTGTCCCCTTGAATCAGGGGGTCAGGACTTACCCCGGTCAGTCTGCGTTCAACTGTGCAAATCTGCATAGTTTCCGGTGTGCGTTATCAGCAGGGTGGCCGATTCGTCCACCCCTCGATCATGGTTGGAGTCGGTCAAGCTGCCGATGGGGTGTAACGTTTCGTTACCTCCTTCGAGGTCTGGTGTCGTGCTTTGTGACTCCAGCCTGAAATCTACCCAATATCGGGATCGTTCGATGGGGTATCGCATTTCGCTACCCCCTTCGTTGCCTGATCCAGCACCAGCAGGAAACTACCGGATTGCCGGTAGAATCTCTGAACACGGTGTTTCACTGTATCCAGCGCCAACAGGTCGATAGCGGGATTCCGCTACCGGCAGGCGAAACAACTCCGTGACGTAACGGGTGACGTAACGGGTGACGTAACGCCATAACTGAACGTGCGGTAGCTCCATCGCTCAACGGTGCGCCAGTGGGTACGATCCAGCGCCAGCGCATTGCGGGTCGATAGCAGATAACAATTGCGATCTCTGCAACCTAATTTCAGGCATGATTTTTGAAATACCCTACACCTAACGCCATTCGGCAGCCTTAACACGCAACAATCCATTAGTAAGCAAAAGCCGTGCCCATGATATTTTTCTATCAATGTGCCGGTCGCCTGCAACGCTCGGTATTGTTCATGGCAGGTATGGCTGTGGTGATCGGTGCGAGCCTTTCAATCTGGCCCTGTGCGCTGCGTTCGCCTTTGATCCATGCGCCAGCATAGCCACAACAGAGCGGCGGTCTGGTGGCCTTCTGGTAACTTCCCCCATTGGGGGATGTTGGCGGTGTTCTGGAAACTTCCACCAATGGTGGGAGTTGATCTCTGGTTGAATGATGTCCTGATTAACTTCCGCCATTGTCGGGAGTTGGTATGCGCCAGCAGCGCACATCCTGGGGATTGGTAACTTCCTCAGACTGAGGAAGTTGGTTCCGAGCTTTTACCCCATTGGGGGGAAAGGCACTGCTGAATAATCAGCAGTCGAGATCGGCAGCAGGTGTGTTGCTGGTGTGTTGGAAGGTGTGTTGCTGTTTCGCCCTTGGCCCCGCAAACACTTGGCCTCTGCCGTGTTGATTGGTGTGTTGGCTGAAGTGTTACCGGAATCCCGGCATCGGTAACTCTGGAAGCTGGCGCAATATCGGCGCTGGCTCCGGGTATCCCCAAATCTGGGGAAGCCCATTCGGATTTCAAATCTTTGTGAATCCTTGTAAGTGCTTGTTTTTACGGCTTAACCTGAAAAATCAGGTCAATGGATCACGTCCTGCTGTCCTGCTGTCCTGTTCAAAAGTACCGGATCGGTAGTTTTGCCGTTGCGTAACCGTGGCGGCGTTACCTGAGCGTTACCGGCTGATCCGTTGGTTGAACTACGAAAACTTCGTAGTGGCCTACTGCTTTGCCGGTGTGGTCACGGTAGCAGCGTTCCTGATCTGTTGGTTGATCGTTGGTTGATTGGCTGGTGAAAGTTCCGGATTCACGGAACAAAGGTTCCAGCTACGCGGAACTATCCGGCAGGTGGAGCAAGTCCAATCCTTGAGCTTTTACTCACACTGAGGAAAAGGGTGCCGCTATCCGTTCGGTGAATGTTCGCCGGGTGATCGGTGAACCAGTGCCAGCAGTGCCGCTCAATCGTCATCCTTCCGGATACAGCGAATCTCCATCATGCGGCAAGAGTCTGGGTCGAAGGTATCCATTACCGGCAGCGTGACCGACTCCGGCTCTGGTGGCTTCTTGTGCGGCTTCAGCTTCGATTTGATCCGGCTCCAGATACCGGCCTTTGCTGATCTGTCTGTGGCTGTCATAGTGTCCTGATTCCGTTCAGTGGGTGAATGGACAGAATGCGCGAAGGCTGGCGGCAGGGCAAGGCTGGAGGGACGATAGCGTGAACAAGCAAGCAGACAAACCAACAGACAAGACGGAAGGCAGGCAGCAGGAACGGCAGGGCGGCGTGCGGTGCTTAACACTCATGCTTCAGGATGAGGATCGGCAGCCGGTGCGGAAGGAGGCCTCGAAACAGGGCACCCCTGACCAGCCGCCAGAATCTGAAGCGCCAGCTCGGTAAGGAATGGAATCTAGCCATTCCCGGCTTGGTCGGATTTGAGATGCGGGCAAGATCAGCAAGCCACTCTAAGCCCTGTGGCGGGCTTTGGTGTATGCGGCAGGGCCAACGATGGGGCCAACTGAAAACGGCGCTCCTGCTGGCGCTGCGGCTGATTCAGGGCCAAGGGTAGGGCCAACGCTGGCAAGGTTCAGGCAAGGGCCACCAGATCGGCAGCCCTCCGGGGCGGTGTGTTACGCGCAATCCTCATCATCAGACTGTGCGGCCAGGTATGCGGCCTCGTCCAGATTCAGCCCGTTGTTGGCTTCAGCCAGCAGATCGGCATGACGTAGGGTATCCAGTGGAGCGCCAGCATTACGCGCACCGATTGCCAGCCAGGGTTCCAGTGCTTCCATAAATCCGACTATCTGCCCGTGGAGTGAGTCCCTTTCGGTCGGCTCCAGACTATGCTGCTCCAACATGCCGGTTACTATGTGCGCCAGCGCACCACCACGGATAGCGCCATGCTCTCGGAGGTTCTTCAGGTAAATGCGGCCCAGTGCTGTGCCTGTCATACAGCCGCCAGTGTAGCCGCCAGTCCTCGGCACCTTCCAGAACGATAGACCAACGCCATCAGCAGCAGGGCCAACGAACGGCAGTCTGTGAATGGGCAACTGTTTGCGATTGTTGAACTTCAGGATCGGTGTGCCCGGCTTGATGAATGCCTGGGTGTTCAGTGCGCTGCTCATGCCTCAACCTCCTTCTTGATCTCAAAGCAAGCCTGTTCCATTTCTTCAATCCGGCCTTGAAGATCAGCCAGCAGGATTGATTGCTGCTTCTCGGTCAGCTCCCCGGCACGGGATGCCAGTTGTACAAACAGGTTCATCTGCTCCAGACCGATAGCGATAATGTCCAGATTGGCAGCCGTGCGGTATGTGAAAGTGCTCTGTAAGCGCCCTTAAATCAGCACCTTTTTTCCAGCCACTGACCGCCGCACACTGATTCCATC